ATTTGTCGCCAAGTAAAAAGTAAGGCCAAGTCAATTCTCATTTTCTCACCCTCACTAAAACTATTATAATTAAAAGTATCTCTAAATCTACTTTTTATTGTTTCATTAAATTCTTCATCTAAATTAAAGTTAACATAGAAATCCATAGATTGTAGATGTTGATTAATTAATTGGTTCATAATAGGTAGATACTTCTTAATGATTTGTGCCTTAGCACCCTTGTCATTTAGTATCTCTCTTAGTATATCAACATATTTCTTTTGTTCTTGCACTTTGTCTAATTCTTGTTCAGCTTCTTTCAACTGTAATGACATATCAACCAAGTCTTGTTTAATACTATCAATATCACTATTTTGAGCCATTGATATATCTCTATGTATTTGGTCACTATTTTTTTTGATGTTTTCCAAACTTGTATGTATCTTTGCTATGTCCACATTCATCTCTTGTATCTTGTTCGACATCTTCCCAAACTCTGTTACTTTCTGTTCTTGTTTGGAAAGTTCTTCTACGAGCTCTTGTAAGCCTTTTGATAGTTTCGATATGGTTTGTTGTTCGTGTATACATTTTTGTTCCTTAAAATGTTTGTCTATAGATTGTGTACAGGTAGGACAGTTATCATTTTGTTCAAAAAACTCCAGTGTCTTTCTGTGTGAAGAAAGATTTGTTTCTATTTTAGCTTCTAATTTTTGTAGTTGATTAAACTTCATATCAACCTTTAACTTGTCTTTTACCTTTTCTTTTGACACGGCTATTGATTCATTCAACTCTTGTATCTTTTGTTGATAATTAGATGAATCTTGTGTGTTTTTATCTAGTAATTTTTTCTTATGCGCCTGGATATCTGTTCCTTGCGTTTCCAAAGACTTTAGATGTTTTGCTTCAGTTTCATACTTGGTCTTTATTAACTCCGCCTGGTGCCTCACCTCCGTTAGACTTTTTTGTAAATCACTCTGTTGAGAACGCAAAATTAAGTCCATTAAGCCAAAAACTCTTATATCTAAAATTTCTTCAACAACTTCTCGTCTATATCTTGGTTTCATCTTCATAAACGGTTCATATGATGAAGAGCCTAATATTACAACCTGAATAAACGACCTATAGTTTAGTTTCATTATGTTTTGTTCAAGGTACTTTTGATAATCTATACTACTTGCGTCTTGGTTTATAAGCTTATCATTTTGATATATTTCAAATAGATTTGGTTTAATACCTCGTCTAATCATATATTGATTTGTACCAACTTCAAATTCCACCTCAACAAGTGTGTCACCATTATTAATAGTATTGACCATCTGGTCTTTCTTAATAATTCTAAATGGTTTGTTAAACAGAGCATAACATAAGGCGTCTAATAGTGTTGACTTACCACTACCATTACTACCTACAATTAATGTAGTTGGTGTTTTATCTAACTCTACTTCAATTGGTATATTACCAGTAGATAAAAAGTTTTTATATCTTATTCGTTTAAAAGAAATCATTTGATAATTTTTGCCTGTTTAATATTTCAAGGTTGCCTGATACACTAACTCTTGTACATTTTGATTTAAAAGGAAGTACCCAATGTTGTAATAGGGCTGGAAATATAATCATATCACCTGTTGATGGTCTAAATGATTGTCCTGTCATTGCCCATTTTGGTTTTGCTTGTTGTGTAAACTCAAACATTAATGAACCAGGTTTAGCTGATGTGCCTTCAAATGCGTCTTGTTCTTCTATGAGTTTTTTTGGTATATCTAAAAATATGACAAATGAGTAATCACCGCCATGAGTATGTACAGGATTAAAGTCACCAGGTTTCATAAAGTTTACCCATAAATCGTGAGCATTTAGTTCTACTGGTTCATTAGGATGTCCTGACCAATTAGACCAACCCTCTCTATACGCTTGCCATATAGGACTTGATTGTTGATAAAACCAACTTGTAGTTTCATCATTATATTTTAGTTGTGATTCTAAATGGCCAGCTAATCTTTTATGATAACTTTTTAATTGTTTTTTTCCGTCTGTTAATAATCTTTTTCTTATATCTTCGTCAATTTTGGTTCTCATAACATAGGGACCAAATGGCATATTACTATATTCTACTGTTCTATTCATTTGCCTCACCATACAGTTCTCTTGCAAACTGTTTTAATTTTATTTTATCTAATTCACCGGTATCAGCCTGGTCAATATAATTATTTAAAAATGTTTGTGTGTCTTCGCCTTGTTCTAATATGTCACTTCTTACTGTAGAGGCCACATCAATAGGGTCTTCTATAATTTGTAGTTCGTGTACATTGATTGTATTATAGATTCTTTCTACTAAGTTGTTGTACATATCATCATCTGTCTTATTAGTGACAAATAACTTAACATATGTATTATCAAATTCTGATAAGTCATAATTAGAATAGTTTTGTTCTTTATCGTTATAGTATATTTTTTTATACATACGATAAGGATTAATTATTCTTTCTAGCTCTCTTGTTTCTGTATCAAAGATATGAAAACCTTTAGGACATTGATAGTCTGACCATGTAATTTCATATTGAGTACCTAGATAAAAGATACGGCCGTCATCTGATTTTTTGTGAAAGTGTCCGCTTAAGACTTTTTCGAATTTTGTAAATTGGTTCTTTTCTTGCCCATGGTCATTATATACGCCTTTGTGCATTTCAAAGCCTTTAATTTCAAGGTGACCCATGCAAATAGTCGAATTGGTATTGTCAATAGCATGTACGCTATCATCCAAGTTGTCATCACAAATCCAAGGAAGAAACAATATATCAAGACCCCCAAGGTTAACAGTAGTTGCTCGGGTATAGATTTTAGCGTTTTGACTAATATTAAGATTCTGTAAAGCATTGACCTCGTTTGTGTTCTTATAGTAAGTGTCATGGTTACCAATAATTATATGGGTATCTATGACCATATCATCTAACTTATCCCAAAAAACTTTTTTAAAGTTATGGGCTGTATTGTGATTTATAAATTTTCGTCTGTCAACAACATCACCTAAGTGTACCAATGTTCCAATGTTGTGTTCTTTCAAATAAGGAAAGAATATATCATTGTAAAACTTATTTTGGTATTCTATAAAAGCAGGTGAATCATTACGACAACCGAAATGTGTATCATTCAGTAACGCTATCTTCATTAATAAAATATTCCAAGGTTGATTTCGATTTCTTTGTAGTCTTTTTTGTTTCTTTCTTCTTTTTCGCTGGTTCGTCTATAACGGTATTCTTTTGTAAGAATTCAGTAAATTGATTTTTAAAATCTCTATCTTCACCTGGTTGCAATGTAAGGTCATCATAATTAGCTTCCATTATTAGTTTATGTTTAATGGTTACTTGCTTTTTCTCTTTTTGTATTCTTCTAATAAAAGCATAATAAATGATTTGTGTAAAGTAAGCAAATGGGTTATTAGATTTTTCTGGATTAAAGTTATCCAAATACTGTAAGCAATTCTCTATACCATCTGATATCATATCATCTCTAAAAGTATAATTAATAAAATTAGGTCTGTATGATAGATGATTCGCAATCTTTAAGAAACAACTACCTATGTAATCAGTAACAGGAGGTCTTTCTTTATTGTTCTCTTTTGCATATATAACACTCTCTTTGAATGCTATCATGGCTGCCAGGAACTCCTTATTATTTACATAATGTTCTTTTTGAGTTTTTGTTTTTTTAGTCATAGTAGTCATTATACATTATCCTTCGGAATAGTCAAGCCTAGGTTGACATAATTATTTTTTATTAAATGGCCGAACCACGCTTGACTCTGTGGCAAATATGAGTATAATAGACGGTGTCTGCCGTCATAGAGATACCTCCTAAGCCACTTACTTAAAGATACTTTATATTTAATTTTAATGGAAGGTTGGGTCATCTTCGAAATCATCAAAGATTTCATTAATTCTTTTATCATCTTCATCACTCACTCTTTCTTGTTCATAGTTAGGGGTCTTCATTCTATTTGGAACTTTATCAACTACATTATATTCGCCGATTATATTGACATAAGAAGTTTGCATTTCACCAGTTGCATTGGTGATTGTCATTATCTTTTCTTTTGGAATAGTAATAATTTGGTCACTAGTATAAGCTGTCCACTTAACTAGAGCCACATAATCCTTAAATCCCTGAGGTGTTAACTGAGGAATATACTTTACCTGAAACGGCTTAGATATTCTTAATAGTTTGGAATCCTCAGGTAATTGGTCTGAGGGGAAAGCACAAACAATATCATCACCGTTAACTAGTTTAACTATTTTAATGTTTGTCATTTGTTTAACTCCACATTATGGATTTCATAATCAAATTCTTCTTCATTGTATATATTTATCCTTTCTCGGAAATGAGAAAGTGTGTAATTTTCTTTCTCCTTGTATGTTAAGTCATCAGCAATATCATATAAAGTTGCCGTTGAGTTGTCATCTTTTAATCTTAAACCTCTACCTATTGATTGTAAGTTTCTTATCCTAGATTTACTAGGAGAACAAAACACAATGTTGTGTAAGTTACGAATGTTAATACCGGTACTAAAGGTTCCGTAGCTTGCCACGATAATAGCATTGTCACTTTTCTCCGTAACTTCTCTAATCTTTTCTCTGTCATCTGCTTCCACACCTCCATGAACATAAAATACTTTTTTATCCTCTGCCTTTTTTGTTATATCTGCATATAAACCAGCACCATGTTTTTCTACATACTGAAATAAACAAAGTGTGTTACCTTGTAACTTAGAGGCCAAATTAACTATAAACTTATTTCTTTTTTCATGTCTAACTAAAAAGTCCATTTCTTCTTGGTAGTTTTTACCACTCAACATTTGTCTACTACCACTATCATAATTTAATATCAAACCATATATTTTCAAGGCCGCCAATTGTTTTTTATCTTGCAACTCAGCAGTAGATATAACTTTATTTACAGTACCAAACAAACCCTCTAATACGAGTTTGTGCGTTTTTGTACCATCTAATGTACCTGTTAGACCATACCTATACTTACAACTTGTTAACTTAGACATAATCTTAGTAAGTGATACGGCCTTAAACAAGTGTGCCTCATCTCCTACAATGGTACCAAACTGATTAAACCATGATTTTGGTAGGTTATAGATTGATTGCCATGTAGATATTACAACTCTTTTGTTTGTTTCTTTATCGTGTCCTTGATATATCTTATGTACATTGGCTTCACTATTCCAACCATAATCTTTAAAATCTTTTGTTAACTGTTCTACTAATGATGTAGTAGGTACAATTATTAATACTTTATTTTGTTTCTTATTTTTTAACCGAATAAGGTTAAACCTAGTAATAAGATAGACAATGAGAGATTTTCCACTAGCTGTGGGTGATAACAATAAACAACGAGATTTTTTAATTGCATGAATAAATGCCTCCTTTTGGTAATCCCTTACTTCAAATGGTACTTTTAATGCTTTGATAAAACCATCAACGGCTTGTTCATCTACTGTAACATCTTTAATTTTAGTACCATCAACAACTTCTATTTGATTATCCTTACACCACTTTATTATATAAGGATACAAACCGGCGTATATTTGACCTGTCTGATAAGAATATAATCTTATCTTTCCGTCCCAAACTCTATTTCTATATTGAGGCATAAACTTAAAACCTGGTACCTCAAAGGTAAAGTATTCAGATAAATCTCTACGGATGCCAGCTTCAGCTTCTATAGATAAATTAACTTCATCTTTTTTTTCTAATACAATATATTTAACTACTGCCATTGTGTTCCTACAACCCAACCTACTAGTGATTTTCTTGTGCCTTTTGTTACTTCACCTACTTTATGCCATATGTGACTAGGAAATACTATCATAGTTCCTTTTTTCGGTTTAAAAGAATCAACTATTACTTTATCAGGATTTGGATGTGGTTGACTTATTCTGAAATCACCACCCTCGTAATCGTCATTTAAACATAATGTGAAACTTAACTTTCTAATTAAACCATTTTCATATGGTTTTTTATGACTATCAATATGCCAGTCGTAATGGTCACCAACTTCATACATTGAATACTGTAAAGGCTCAAACTCTCTTAATGAGAAGTTCCAATTACTTTCTTCGTTTGCGAGTTGAATAAGATTTCTTAGAGATGTTTGTAATTTTTTATTATCCAACCAAGATACATTTGAGCTTCTATTGTTATTATTACCATCTTTTATTTCTGATTTTGTAATATTTGATGACTCACCCTCTGTAATAATACTATCACAAAAATCTTGTGGTACAATACCCTCTTTAATATTATATATCTTTTCTAAAAACATTACACAGCACCACTAGTAAATCTTCGCCAGTCAATAGCGTTTTTTATAGTAAATGTTCTATTTGATATTTGTCTGATTGTTTTTTCTAAGTAGTCAACACAAGTTGAAAGGTACTCACACTTTTGTTTACCTCGAATCAATTCTTCGTCTGATTCAATGTACTTATCAACATCTGTTCTTAGTATTTTTAAATCAAATGGTTTATCGGCATAAACTTGTGCGTCTGATTTGCCTGTATAATATTCCCATTTGTCTTTTTTTAACTGTCTATAATCAGTTTCCGCTTTAGTCAACATCAACTTAAACTTAGTATAATGTTTCATATACTTGTTGTGGAGTTGTGGTGTTTTAAGGGATTCTAAATCTAATTCAGTATCATTAATGGCCAAATCTTTGTCGGCCATTTCTTGTAGTTTTTCTAAATCCATAATTTATCCTTATATTCACTTCATTATAACACAAAAACAGTAAAAAGTAAAGTCTGATTACGAGGTTGTAACACTAGTGTTTGAAGCACCAACGCCTGCAAAATCATATCTACTGTAGTTAAAGTTTACTGTGGTTGTTAAGTATTGTACATCTGTCGCTTGTTGGTCATAGTTTAGTTCACCAATACTTGTGGGGTATAAATCTCTAAATCTACACTCTACAATAGGATTGTTTTTACTTGTTAATACAATCAATGTTGCGTCTGAAAATACAGCACCTTGTTTTGTTGTTCCATATTTAACTTTACCTGGTTCAGTTGATACGGCATTTGACCCACCAGGAAATCTGTCATTGCCAGCTTGTGCAAGGTTACCATATTCTAGGTAATCTTCGGGAAAGCCTAACCCTCTAATCCATCCGTGTATCTCTTGGAAGTTCTCTAAATTTTCATCAACCAAAAATGTCATTGACAATGAACCATAAGTTAGTTTCGTACCAGGCATTGGTAAGTCAACAAATGGTGTAGGTTGTGATGTTTCACTAATTGTAAGTGAAGGTAAATTTACTGCTGTACAAAAGTATTCCACCTTTGGCAGTTTTGAAATCTGAAATTTAAACTGCGTTGGTGACGCATAGTCNAAACTTGTTGGTTGTCTTGATAAACTATTTGTTATTGTCATTGTCGACCTCTTTCCACTCTTGTTCAGCGGCTAATTTTTCTAATTGTTTTTCTCTTTCGGTTAAGACTTTTCTTTGCATTTGAATATCTTCCATCCG